TAAATCAATAATATTGTTTATCGCCTTTGATGCTGTTTCATATAAAAACCTTTGTGGAATACTTACAAAGTCAATAAATGATTTTAGCATTTCATAGTTTCTCTTTGCTCCCTCTGTTGCTAACTTTGTGGTTTCAATTTGATTTTTCTGATTTATTTCAGTAGCTTGTATTGCCTCATCTGTTTGTCTGATTTTAATATTTAATATTTCCTTTTCAGATTTGCCTTGTAGCTTTAAAATATTATCTTGATTGCCTATTGTTTTTAATTTTTCATTCTCTTGCTCTACATTTTTTTGTGATAGTGAATTTAATTTCTTTTGCTCTTCGCTTACTCCGCTTACTGCTTCTTTAATATCATCCCAATAAGCGTATATCGTTCCTAAAGCAATAACTAATAAACCTATTCCAGTACTTCCAATTGCTGTTTTTATGCCCTTAAAAGCATCGATGGCAACCGCCTTTAATTGTCTGAAACTGTCTCTTGCTTCTCCAAGTCCTTGCAGCCCTTGTGCAATAGCCATAGCCGATTGAACTTTCAAAAGTTGCTTTTCTAAATCTTTACTTTCAACACCAGCCAATCCCATCGCACCTTGATAAGCAGCGAAGCCACCAGCAACACCCGAAAGCGATGCAGTCAAAGATTTGAATTTAGCATCGGGATTGAACGCTTCGGTTAAACTTTTAGCATCACCAATTCTATCGTTTAATTCTCCAGCCCTTTTGGCAGCGTTAATAGCTTCTGCAGAAGTGGCTCCAAACTTATCAGCAAGTGTTTGAACTTCTTGCTGTGCCTCTCTAAATTGCTTTTTTAAACTACCAAGTGACTTGTCGGCTTGTTCTGTTTTTACGTTTAAATTAATGTCTATTTCTTGTGCCATTTCAGTAGTCTTTGATGTTGTTTAAATGCTTCTCTCCAAGTTTTAGGATGTTTGTTTTTTCCCTTTGCTATTTCTATGTATTCACTTTCAGCATAGTGTTCACTTGCTTTTAATAATTCTAAAATCTGTCCTATCATTATGCTAATTGTTTAACGGTTAAATATTCTGTTTTGGCTATTACACCTTTTTTATAATAGACTATCTGCATCGCATCATACCTATCCAATCCAGTTCCATTTGGAGCCACATTTACTTCAACTTCTAAATCCTTTGTATTGTTACTTGATATCGTATAAGTAAGAAAAGAACTTGCTGCTAAAATATCAAAACTATCATAATCATTCAAGTAAATAATTTCATCGACTTTTGCTGGTTGATTATCTACTTCAATATTCCCTAAACTTGCAAATCTATATCCAACACTTAATGCTGCATCTGCACCCCGATAATCAGTAACCAATTCAAATGATGCCTCGCCACTTGTTAAATCAGTAGTGAATGAATTTATAATGTATCTTTTATTTCTGATTATTAACCTATCATTCAAAGCTATTCCTAATGCTTCTCCATAACCATTCTCTACAGTACTGCCTAACAAGCTAACTGGTAAAATTGCTTTTACTTTTATTACTCTTGTTTTGATATTATAAAGGTTTTCAATATAGTTTTGATAATGTCTGTTGTAAAGTCCTTCGGGTGCAAGTTCGTTATACCAACTGCTTTGCTCGTTACTAAAATTCATCGTCATTAAATGCGATAAACTCGGGTCTGATGGCAAAGAATTAAACTCATTTGAAAATCTATTATAATTTGTAATTAGTTGGGTGCCACCTCCAGAATTAGTCACGTAAATTCTATCTGCTCCGGCCAATGTAGGTGATACTAAACCGTTGCAATAGATAAGCATTGGTTTTGGAATATAAGGCTTTAAATCCTTGTCTATTAAAGTTGCTGTTTGAAATAGTTTTCCCTCTTTTGGCACTTCAAATAATACGTTTTCAAATGGTACTTTTATTTCATAGGTTGCGTTTTCTGTTGTCTGTGGATTTGTATATGTTAAGTCACCATAAGCAGAACCGTAAAGCCCTTTATACGCTTGATTAAGCACGTTTATGCTTTCTTCGTACTTGAACTCTATGCTCTTAAATAACTTCGGTTTTTCAATCGTTAAATCATCTGAATAAACGTGTTGTGTTATGTCGATAATTTTACCAGCATTATAAAAACTTTCAAGTGGGTTTAGTTCAAAAGTATTGTTACCTTTTGGAATTATCATTAAATTAAATGCCTTGATTATTCCAGTAATAAAATCAGATATTTTCATATCTGGTAAATAGTTTACTATGTCAATATTTTGTACTGTTGTTTGTGCTGGGTTTTCTGCTGTATCATTTGATGCTACTTCGGTACCATAAGGTAAAACACCATACCTACGTGTCAATTTTACTCTTGGTGAAAATGTCATACTAACATCACTTGAAAGTCTGAAAGTATATTGATGTGGGTTTGCATCTGTACTTCGTCTTACTGTATCGGCATTTAAATTTGTCGTTCCAGTTTTGTTAAGATACGACTTGTAAAGTTCACCATCTTTATAAACGAATACGCTGTAAATATCTGTCGCCACAACTGGTGTAATTCTTATTTCAACTTTATTATAAATGTCTCCCATCGCTGTCGGTGGCACCCAATCCCATCGTGTTGTCAAAGTATCACTTGCTAAATTCATTTCTGGGAATGTAGCAGTCATAGTCGTAAAATTCAAAGGCAGTCTTTGTGTCTGCTCACTCATAGAAAGTGAAGACTTCAAATATAAATACAACTTTCGATATTGGTCTAAACTTAAAAAAGAACCAGTAAAGGTTATGCCGTATTTTTGTGAAATGTATAAAAATATACTTGATACTTTTATGGCTGGAAATAAATCATTCCACTTGACTGCTCCGGCAACTGTTGTAATGTCATCTAAAGGATAAACTGGGTCTTGATAAAAGTATTTCTTTGCATTTCCAATTAAAGGATATTTGATGTCTCCAGTTGTAGTCGGTGCAACTATTCTTGTTATTACATTACTGCTATCATAAGTGTGATTTGTTACTGAATAATCTAAACTATTCAATTTATCGTCTTTGATAAGGTCTTTTAATTGTGTAAGGTTGCCGTAAAAAGTAACATTAAAACTGTCTGGTTGTCCGTTCTTTACTTTAGCATTTTCTAATTGTATGCTTCCATCCTTAAACCTATGCGTATCAATTTCGATATAAGCATCGTATCGTCTTCGGTGGTCAAAACCATTATCAAGTGAACTTTCGAACCAGTACTCTAAAATATCGTTATTTCTTTTTGATGCTGGAATATTAAAAGACTGTGAATAATCAGTATATAATTTTGCTATGTCGTTTGAATTCTGTATTTGTGTAGTAACGCTTATTTTCTCTTCTTTGAATAAATCCAACCTTTGATAATCACTTCTGTAAATAGCAAAGGTGTCACTTGCCAATACGACTATTGGTGTTTCTAAAGTTATAATACTTGATGTGTTTGATACTATCCAACTTGTTGCTCCTACATTATCACCCGATGTCATTATAGCATAATGTCCAGTATATTGATTTCCTATAAATCCACCGATGGTATCTCTAAATGTAAGGAATGGCGAAGTATTGTCAAACGTTGTAATACCAGCATAAACTTGCGTATTCTTTTTAATATAAATTTCTACGTTTCTATTCATTACACTATGTTATTAATCAAGTTATTTGAATATTCAAAGTCTATTGTATAATTGATATTTTTGTCCTTTAAATAGGTCTTATAATTCGTCTGTTTGGTCTTTACTGTAACTGGTTTTCCATTCAATAAAATAGTTTCACTCAACAATAAATCACGAATTAATAAATCATAGTTTTCATCTACCCATCCAGAATTGCATTTGACCGTTTGCTGTCCGTTTGTATTCATTGTTTTGCTTTGCCCTATCTTTGGGTTATAATTCCAATTTGATTGCATTAAATTGTAGTCTGTGCTCTTTATATCGATGCTATCTTGACTTGCTTTAAAAAATACAAGCGACTGCCATCCACCATAAGAATTTACAAAGTCTACATTATTTGGTGTGTACTTGCACTCTAATAATAATTCGCAATCTACTTCGTGAATTAAAGTAGCACCTAAAAATATTTTCATTTGCACACTTGCAGAAGTATAAGCCAATGGTATTCTAAAATTGTATTCTTCAATCGCTCCAGCAGTTAAAATAGTTTGTGAATTTATTACACTTCCAGCAGCGTTATAATATTTCACAATGTAATTATTTACTGTATCACGCTCACAAACAAAATTGTAGTAAGGAATTGCGAAATTTGTGTAGGTAGTTATTTTTATTTTATCGTCTGGAGTTAAAAGAACATATTGATAGTTTGAAATATCAAAGTTTGCTCCGGCACTTGTGTTGGTAAATGAACTTAAACAAACGTATAAATCTTCAGAAAATAAAGTAAAGGTACTTCCATCTGTTGTGTAGTATGCTTTAGCAAAGCAGTAAGCCCAATTTGAATTACTTTCAACTGTAACTGTTGTAGACGATTTGTTTGGCTCTATTTGATTGATATACTCTACTATAAATGGTGATATATTATAAGTCATTTCCAACTGTGTAACTGATGGTATATTTTCACTCATTACGTTTGTTGGGAATGTAGGCATAGCTGTTCCTTTATTCCAAATAAATAACTCTACTTTTGATGCTATGGCTGTTGGGTCTCCAACGGATATTTGAAACGGTGACCTTGTTGATATTACTTTCATTTTATGTTTTCTTTTATTATTTCACGTACTGTACTTTCAACATCCAATCCAAATGCTTTTAAGATTTCTTCTGGTGCTAATTTAATATTGTCTTCAACTGCATCTTTTAAAAAGTATGTCGGTTTCAATCCTTGATGATAAACTGCCTCACGTACTGCATAAGGACTTATGCCTCTTTTGTTGCTCCACTCTACAAAATGTTTCACGCTTGGTTTAATTCCTTTTTTATAACTAAATGGACTATCGCCACCGTTCTGCTTCCACAACTTGCCCTTGTTATTTGTTCTCTTGAATTTACTTGTAGTTAGTCTTACGCCACCAACACCTCGCACACCTTTGTCTACAAATGCTCCATAATCTGACATCGAAATATTTAATACCAAACTTCTTTTTGAAAACTTAATACCGTTATTGACTACACTTTTTTCTAGTTTTCCAGTATCTACTTTTTTACGGTCTTTTAAGTTCTGCTTTGCATCGGCCACTACCTTATCTCCAAATGCATTCATAGCCTCTTCAAGGTGCTTGTATTTTATTCTTAAGTCTAACATTTGTTTATGTCATTTGGAATTATTACTGTTATATTTGTCTCATAACCGGCTAACATATTTTCTGTCTCTTTATCTACTACTTCGCTTGTCGGGTCGCCATCTAATTCCCAACCATCTTTGTGTAAAGTAGATTGACGTAGTCTGCTCACTAGACGATTGATTACATACAGTTGGTTAGTTAGTATGTAAAATAAATTATCATTGCCGTAAACGCCTATTTCACCATCTTTTGATATGTTTACAATATCTAGATTAAAAATAGTCAAATCAAATGATAGTGTATTTTCGTTATGCCTTACACTATTCAAAGTAATATGGCTCAATGGGAAAATAGTTTGCTTTGCTAAATCTATTTCTGTTAATGTTCCTATAGTCACTTTGTTTACAAATGGATTGCTTTCCAGTTCGTAATTCATCGTGTCTATTAAATCGTAAAGCGATTGAACTCCTTTTTTATTTTCCATATTTCTTGTTTATTTTTTCCATTTGTTTTGTTCTCAACTGGTCTTTGCTTATCTTATAGCAAAGCATTTTAAAACACAAATGCATATTTATTTTTAATACCTTTTTAACTTTTGTAATGTCGTTTTTAGCAAGTTCAAATAGTGAACTATACCATCCCCATTCTGCTGTAAATTGTGCTTCTGCTGTAAACTCATCTTGCTCAATTCCTTTTCCAAATATTTGTGGGTAGCTGTCACCAAATCCGTTCCTAAATTCCAAAAAAAAACATTCGCACCAAATACGGCACTAATAGGCATATCTTTTAATAAGTGATGATACTTGTCACCGTTGTACTCTTCGATATTATATTTGCCCTCTTTGGTCTGTTCTGTAATTGGTCTGTAAAGAACTCCCATCGCTATGACTACATTTTCCCAACTTGTGATATTATTATTCAAATCTAAAAACTCTCCAAAGTTTAAATCGTCTAACTTCGGCACCCATCCAAATTCTATTCCCTCAAGTGTAAACCGTTCTACTAGTGGTGGCTCTTGCACTAACAAGTCTACTATAATCTTGACTACTTTATTCGCGTCGTCTTGTCTTATTTGTTTGCTCTGCTCCGTTGTTAGTTCACAAAATATTTCAAGTATTTTTAAGGATAGGAATGTCTCTGCATTCTTTTCTGTTTTACTTTGCTCGAATGCTTTTAAATATTCTTGATATTTATAAAGACTGATTTCGGTTAAATTTGATGGTACTATTAATTTCATATTGATGTAACGTTATTGTTTTTTATTTGTGATTATCTTACTGCATACTTCCCGTAATTCGGTCTTGCTAACTTATCATATAAGCCATATCGAACTGCATCTATTGTGTGATTAAACATATCCACCGGCACGTTCAATATGTTTCCGTTTTTGTCTTCTTGCCATTTGTAGTTTCTGAATTCTTTAATCATATTCACGCTACTTTTGGTAACGTGTATTTGGTAACGCTTCATCATATCTATTCCGATATTAACCGAGCCTTGTCCTTTTGTAGCTGGTTTAATATTCCAACCCATTCGATATAATTCCTCTATACTTTTTGGTTCTGCACTATCTGCAAATATTTCTTTGCGCTCTATTTCGTGAAACTTCAATTTTTCGTCTATATCTCTATTTGTTAAACCAGTTTGAAATATTAATTCTTTTAAATAAATATTATCGCCTTGCTGATAAATAGCGATTAAGGTTGTCGGGTCATTTGTAAAACCAAAGTCCATTCCATAACTTAAAAACTTTGCATCAACTGGTATTGCAGCACATTCGTTAATTCTAAATATAAGGGCTTGTGATGAACCTATTTGTCCTAGTCCATATATTTTCCAGTAGTTCTCGTCAATGTTCTTTAAACGCTCTATTTCACTTACTATTTCTTTTGATAAGAATAGATTGTCCTTGTAGGTTGTTATGTAAAAATCTGCATCGTCTCTTGGTTTTATCTTATCATAAATAAAATGAAACTCGTCACTTGGGTTGTAGTCAAGTATTGCCTTTTCAGTTGTTCTAAATATTAACTGTTGCCAGTCTTCAAAGTATAACTCATTAGCTTCGTTAATATACAATACATCCCTTTTACGGCCTCTTACTTTCTGTGGCTGGTCTAAACTTATAAACTCAAAAAGGTTGCCCTCAAGGCGATATTCTGAATTGCTCTTGTTATGGTCTGCTTCATCATACATATCATACTGTCGCAGTATATCGAAAAAATCCCTCATCGAACTGGCACGAAGTGAGGGATATGTTTTTCTGCAAATGGTTATTGTCTTGCCTTGATTTTTTAAAGCATAACCAAATATTAGCCACATTAGAATATTATAGGTTTTGCCACTTCTGGTACCGCCTTGCTCTATTGTTATTCTCTTTGTGCTATTCTCTAAATGTTCAAATACTTTATTCGTTTGTATCCTCATCTTTTGGCTTTAGTATTTCTACTTCAAACTTTCTAATCTGGTGGCTGTTTTCACTTTCAACAAATTGCATCGATAATTTCTTTCGGTCTTCGTCTTCGCATAATACCTTGAATGCAGATATTTGTAAAGTAGCATTATCAGAACCTACCCACTTGTTAAGCATATAACTTACTGCTTTACTTTTGTTTGTTGATATTGCTTCTTTAATACTCTCCGATTTATCCAATTCTAAATTATAAAACTGTGAGTGCTGTAAGTCAGTATAGTGTTGAAAAATATGATTTATTTTCATTACTTTATTCTTTACTATTATTTCAAGTATTTCTTTTTCGTGTTGCTCTTTTGTCTTTCCCATTATATTTTTATTATTTATATTGCCAAATATAATTATACATTTGTTTGTTTAATCTGCAACAAGTTGATATATTCCCTCTATTAAATCCAGTTAATCTTGATGCTTCGTGTGCTGATTTAAAAGTATTTATAACTTCATTTGTTTGTTTATCAATTTGTAAAACTACTTTTCTTTTTTCTTCTGCTATTTTTGTAGTATTAAATTTTAATAATCCACTTTTAATTGCGTGGTTCATATTTTGTTTTGCACTTACAAATTCTAAATTACTAACATCGTTATTTTTTTTGTTTCCATCTTTATGATTTACTTGTATATCGGTTTCAAATAAAAATGTAAGTGCTATTAATCTATGAACAGTTTTTGTTGTCTTTTTTTTATCTTTACATAATGTTACAATACAATAACCGCATTTATCTATGCCTTGTTTTAATATTATATCTTTACCATTACGTTTAACAACACTTTTAATGTTTCCTTTTGTTGAAGCTTTGTATAAACCCTCATACCCTATTATGTCTTTATATATTTCCATAATACAAATATACAATAAATAATCCACGTATTACACAATAACGATATTTATTTTAATCTTGGGTTATTTGGGTTGATTTTTACCTCTGTTATTTTTACTGTCTTTTGCATTTATACTATTTTATAATTAATAATTCTCATATTCTTTAATTCGTAATGCCCATCGTTATCAATTTTTACGTGTGCAAATCCGTGGTTATAATTATTGTAAGGTGCATATTCTGGCTCTAAACCGCAAAGGCATCCAGTACTCCAAGTTGTAACTACATCACCGCTTAAAGTCTTTTCTGTATGCTCACTTGTTCTGTGATGATGTCCTACTATTGCACTTTCTTTTGCTTTTAAAAATAAACCTCTTGCTGGGTTTACTGGTGGTGCAAATCCACCGTACCATTCGTGGCCGTGTAAGATAGGAAGTTTACCAGCCAATGCCATTTGTTTATCTTTGATTAAAGTAACTCCAAACTCTCTAAACCGTAATAACTGTTCCAACTTAAAATCATCAATACCTAATAATTCGGGTGCCTTAATCATTAGAAAATGTTCCCACCTTACTTCGTGATTTCCTATCTTAAAATATATCGGACAATTAAATGTTTCTTGCAGCAACTTTAAAAACTCTCTGCCCATTTCTAATTCACCAGCCAAGTCTCTTAATCGTGGATTTTTTAAGAACCTTGATGCCATATAAAAATCTAATGTATCGCCATTTAAATAAACAGCATTTACTTTGTTTTCTATGCCGTAATTAATTGCTAAATCTAATGCTTTGTTATCTTGATACGGTAAATGAATATCAGATAAAATCAATATGTTATTTTGCCCTTTTGGAATTATAAACGGCTCGCATTTTTCATAATCACTTTCTGGAAGTTTGCGCCTTAAAAAGTTCTTTTTTTCTTCTGCTGTTCTTGTTTGAACTATTGTTTTATGACTTGCTCCTTTTACTAGTTCACCTCTATAACCTCGAACTATTCCTCTTGCTTGTTCTACGCTATCAAAGTATAATTTATTTTCATCAAAAACTATTCTGGCAATCGCCATCGTTGATGCTTTTGGAAATCTTTGAATGTACTCAATTACTATATCTGACTTGAAACTCTTTCTGTTTTGATTTCCTTTTTTGCTCATTTTAGTTTTTAGTTTATTTTATTTGTTGCTCTTGGAAGTCTATTAAATTATTCAATCCTTTAATTCGGTCTAAATCAAAAATTTCTCTTACTCGGTTTATTAATACTGCTTTTGGATTTGCTGTTCTTAAAATACTGTTTCTTATTTCGTCAAGTCTATAATCTATTTTTCTTGCTATTTCAAAAGTGTTTACGTTGTGCAGAACACTACAATGTGAAAACGCTTTGCCATTGCTCTTAAATACGTCCACTATTGTGTATAACGTTAAATGAAAATCTTTGCGTAAGATATAACAGAATAGGCTTCTAGCATCTACTACGTTTTGTCTTCTTGAATTTTCAAATACATCTACATTTAATTTTTCTTTTATTTCCTCTGATATTGCTTTATAATTCATTTTCTTTTATTTTATTCTGTTTTTAATTTTAATAATTTGTGACACTCCAAAAACTTCTCACGTGCCTTGTTTTTGTATAAAACCTTGTAAAGACTAAATACTGCCCTTAAATAAGAATAATTGCTTAAACAGTCTTTAAATGCCTTTTTACAATATGCTTTGCCATATCCTTTGCAATAGTTTACATTGTCTGCGCTGTCTCCAGCAATCATCTGCTCGTAAAAATTATATCTTGCCTCGGCTTCTGATATATTATGAAAGCATTGTTTTTTGTAATGGTAGTCGTAAATGATGCAAGGAAACTGCTTATAGTCTTTATCGATTGAAACTATTAATACTTCGTCTCTGCCAAATGTATCTGATAAGGTTTTCCAATACGTGGCCACTACATCGTCTGTCTCTACACCCTCTCCAGCAATAGCATTGTATTTTTCTGCAACATACTTTTGTAATTCATTTAACAAAGGTGGTCGGTCGCTTTCTTTTCTGTTTGCTTTATAAGTTTTGGATATTTGCTTTCTAAAATTCCCTCTTGCACCAGCAAAAGTCAATACTTTGTCAAGTTCGTAAACCTCTTCAATCTTATTTATAATTGACATAAATACCTCGTCGAACTTTAATATCGCATTCTCTATTGTGTGATACTGCTCGTCTTCTGGATGCTCTTTCTTTTTGTAACAACTGCTCCAGATTAAACTGTCTGCATCTACTAGTACTATCATTAGAATAATTGTGTTTGGTTAATATTTGACTTTTCAATTATTCCTTTTGCAGTTTGAAATATTGTTTTACCAGCTTCAAAGTCCACTAAATTACGAGCAATTTTAATCATACTTTGTTCACCTTTATAAGTTGAAATGTCTATCTTATGAAATTCACAAAGTCTTTTTAATTCATTTTTTGCTTGACAAAGACCGTCAAAATGTCTGCTATTAATATTTAAAGGTAAATTAAAATTTGTCCAATATAAATGCCTATCTCTTTTTTTGGCTGGTATTAGTGGCTCGTAATATGGTATTACATTTTCAACAACCCATTTACCAGTTTTATAATAATGTTGTAAAAACAAAATTTCTTCATATAATTTCATATCTGGATAAATTGCTTCGGTAGTTGTTTCATAATTTGAACTGCTCCAATATCTTGCTCTCGAATGGCTAGGACAAGGTGGCGAACTCCAAATAAAATCAAACTCTTTGTAGTGGTCAATCAAATATTGGTGTGCATCTGCAACTATTACTGTATCGTTTGGAAACCTTTCTTGATACATTCTTGCTAATTCCTCGTCAAGTTCAACTGCAGTAACTTCACAGTCATCCCATAGTAGTCTGTTCCCTCCTAGACAAGCGTATAAATTTAATACTTTCATTTTTTTTTGTTTAGTGATTATTTTTCAAAGATATAAATAAATTGTTAATATCTAACTATTATTGATGCCATACTTTCTGAAAGCATATAACAGTCTTTGTTTATTGTATTGTTATTTTCAAAGTACGTCGTTGTTTGTAATTGCATCGGCTCTGCTTCTGGAAGTTTCAAGTTATCTAAATGATAAAGGTAGTTCCCTTTGCAATCGAATACGTAATAGAATTTCATTACGTTTGGCTCTTGCATCAATTTAGAGTACTTGTACTGCTCTAAAATCTTTGTTTGGTAGTATTTATTGCGTAACTTAAATTCAATCACGCAATCAAAGCCTTTTGGTGTTTTACCCTTTGCATCGTAATGCTCAAAACTTTCACCAGTCCAAGTTAATTCCCAGCCATCCAAGTTCATCAATAGAATTATTCCTTGTTCCCACTTGTGGTGTTGTTCGCTCATACTTCTAAATATTTTGCATTTAAATCATCAATGTAACTTTGTATTACTTTTGGTGAACACTTGCAAGGATAGTTTACTATGTGATTAAAATAATATGCGTGTAATTCACATATTATTCTGTACTCATCATTGCTTACTGTATTGCGTAGATTGTCTCTGAAATTTTGCCACCATTCTTTATCTGCTTTTTTCATTTTCTTTTGATAGTTATTTCGTTTAAATATTCTTTTCTGCTTTCGCACTTGCAGTTCGGGTTTATCTTTTTAACCAGCCATTTTATACCAGTTACTTTAAATAGCCATTCTAATTTATCGCCAAGTTTTAATTCTTTCGGCTCATCACCCATTTCATTTGTTGTATAGGAATAGTGTTGTTTCATAATAGCTGTATTTCTTGTTTAACTTCTTGCCAATATTCTAATTCTAATAAGAAATAATAAGCGTCATCTTTTGGTGTTAATTTTTGATAAATATCGTCAATCTCATCAACTGCTATTAATGCACATTCAATTGCAAAATAATTTTTACTTTGCCAACTTTCTTGAACTGTATATTCGCCAAACTTATCAACTAACTCTTTTGCTTTCTCTTTTACTGTTTTCATAATTAACTTGATTTACTTATTAAATAATCTTTTAACCAAATCATCTTTGGTCTTATAAATTCGTAGGCTAACAATATTAAAATGTATTTCATTTCTCTAATTGTCTTATTGCCCATTGAGCGTAGTTAATAATCTTTTCAAAATCTTGTTTGTCTTGTCCTTTTTTTCTCCAACAGTATTTATCAATATTAAACCTTACACAAGCTAAACGTTCATCAAGTGTCATATTCTTTTCTGCTCTTTCAAAGGTGTCAATTCCGATTTGATATTGTTCTGGCTTGTTTACTATTTCGTTTATTGTATCCGATATTTTCATTTTATTGTTTGTTAAATTAATCCGTACATCCGCCACTGTTACAACTTGAACCGCCACCAAAAATAAAATCTTTTTGCAATCCTATTTTTTTAATATTAAAATACGAAGTACCTTGTTTCCATTTTTTGCGATTTGCTTCTTGTTCTGCAAACCATTGCATCTTTAAAGGTTGGTCGTCCCAGTTTTTACGAAGTTGCTGTTTAGGTTTGTGAAAGCATCCAACACAATTACTATCTTGTGGAAAATCTAATTTTGTAGATAAACTCCAAAGGTAAATTTGATAATGGTCAATTTTGTCATTTACTAATGGATATTCTAACTCTCTGTATTTTTCTGTTATCCATTTGTTACGCCCATTTTTAGAAAATCCATTGTGAAATTTAAAATCTGTATTTTCATAATTCACTCTATTTTCTTCATCATATCTAATTCCTAAACGAGTTGATACAATTTCTTTTATTTCATTTCTACAAAAGTTTGCAATAGGTTTTATTTTCATTTCAGTAGTGCAAAATCGTGTCCTTTGATTTGGTAAATAACCATTTGATATAATTTGCTCAAAAGTTTCACCAGTTAGCCAAGTTATTTCGCTTCCGATAACTTGCTCTAAATCTAAAACAACTTTTAAAGTTTTGTCGTTCTCAGCTGTTGCGATAAATTCCATTCCTATTTTATCAGAAACTAATTGTATTAATTTTTTATCTTTTGGAGCGCATCTTACATCTTCAATTCTTACTAAAGAAAATATATTATAATCCGCTGGGTAATGCTTTGCTAAATAAGAAGAAGTCTTGCCTCCAGAAATACTATTTACTGTTTTCATTTATTCTTTCTTTGATAATTAGTGATATTTCATTCCAATGGTTTAATATTTCTATTTCGTCTTTTTTTCTGGCATTTTTAATATTGCTATTTACTACTTGTTTGATATATTCTAAACTGTATTTTTTAAGTAATAGTTCTGCTCTTTCGTTAGCTTCCATCTTTGATTTGTTTTTTAATTCTTACTACTGTATTTCGAATGCTCCAGTAACTTAAATGTGTCTCATTGCTTAAACTTGTTACTGAATATCCCTCTATGAATATTTTTTGGTAAATAAATTTAATGTAGCATAAACTTGATTTATATTCTGTGTACTCTGTTATGCTATCTATTTCTTTATTTAACTCATTAACCCAGTTTTTAACCAACTTTGACTGTGAATTGAATAATACTTCCGAATAAATATAATCATCGCTTAAATTGACTTCGTTGATGTTTACTATTGTTATATTTTTATTCTTGCGTAAATCATCATAGTACATATTTTTTAAAGTAACATAAATAAAAAAGTAATTTATTTCACTTTCGTTGTACATTAAATTATTGTTCTTATTTAAACTATAATTGTAAATTTTAATATACATTTCTTGAACATAGTCTTCTGCTATGTCTCTATTACACCCGAAAGAAATAACGTATTTTAACCAAAGGTTATGCTTCAAGAAAAGTATATCTAAAATCATCTATAAAAAGTTTAACTGGCTTTCCTTTATAGTCCTCAAAATTGATTTGCCATTTATTGAAAATCCAACATTATTTTGTAAAGCTACGATTTCTATCGGATTATCAATACTTGTCGGTCTGCCACCGGTTTCAATTTCTTTTACCTTTCGAATGTGTATCATCGTCGTTGTGTAAAGTTGAGGATGCAAAGTCAATCGATGTATCACTATAAAGTCATCTGCTCTGTTTACAAATTTACCGCCACCCTCTACATCACTTGCCATCGGTGGAAGCGGATGTCCAGCAAATTGATGGTCGTGCTTGTAAACCATTCTTAATGCGTTTGTGTTTGCGTGTGTGTTTAACCACATTGAAATTTTATTCTCTTTGCAGAACATTCTCATTTCTGTACACGCTTGATAATCGTATTCGTGACCGCCTAAAGATTTCATTTGTTCATTGTCTTTTATTAATGCGTTATATGGGTCCAAAAGTATTCCATTATAGTTGAATTCCTTTTTAACTTCTTTGAACATTACAAGTGCTGTATGGTAGTCATACATCGT